GCAATTAATCATGATCCAGCAGCAATACAAATGCATAAAACAAACCATCCAAGTACAGTGCATTATCAAGAAGATGTTTGGACTGTAGATATTAGAAAAATAACAAAAGGTCAAAAAGTTACTTTAGCTTGGTTTAGTCCAGATTGTAAGCATTTCAGCAAGGCAAAAGGTAAAAGGCCTGTTAATAAGAATATCAGAGGATTAGCATGGGTGGCAGTTAAATGGGCAGGAACAGTAAAGCCAGATGTGATTATGCTAGAGAATGTTGAAGAGTTTCAAACCTGGGGGCCTTTGGATAAGGATGGGAAACCTATAGAAAAATACAAAGGCAGAACATTCAAAAGTTTTATAAATGCTTTAAAACGGTTAGGATATAACGTTGAATTTAAAGTATTAGCAGCTTGTGATTATGGAGCACCAACTACTAGAAAAAGATTTGTTTTAATAGCAAGGTGTGATGGTAAATCGATAGTATGGCCAACGCCTACACATGGACCAGGTAAAATACCATATGTTGCAGCAAGTCAAATAATAGATTGGAATTTAAAAGTGCTCAGTATATTTGATAGAAAAAAATCATTAGCAGATAATACATTAATAAGAATTGCTAGAGGTATTCAAAAGTATGTAGTTGAGGAAGAACCTTTTATAGTAAAGGACAAGGCCTATTTTTTAAGCCATTATTATACACACCAAGGTAAAGAGGTAAGGTGTAGCAGCTTAAGAGATCCTATTGCAACAATACCAACACAAAATAGATTTGGATTAGTAGAAGTTAAGTTCCAAGACATTGAACTACCTTTAAAGGATGGAGTAGCAGCATTTCTTACTAAGTATTATGGGTGCGATACAGGACAAAGTTTAACAGGACCTATTCATACTATAACAACTAAAGATAGATTTGGATTAGTTACTGTAAGAAGTAAAGATTATAAAATAGCCGATATTGGATTAAGGATGCTTACAGCTAGAGAGCTATTTAATGGAATGGGATTCCCTAAAAATTATATTATCGAAAGAGATTATACTGGAAAGAAATATCCAACTACTCAACAAAAGGCTAGATGCGGTAATGCAGTAGTTCCAGCTCTAGCAAAGGCTATAGTTGAAGCTAACATAATAGATCTAAGTGAAGATAAAAAGAAAGTAAGTTAATACGTAATTTGTAGAAAAGGCGACTCAAGTGGGGGTGAGGAGATGGAGTTAAATAAAGTAATAAATATTGATTGCTTAAAAGGTGCTGCAGCAATAGAAAATAAAAGTATAGACATGGTATTTTGTGATCTACCTTTTGGAGAAACTAAAAATTTATGGGATGAAATAATTCCATTTAATGAATTATGGAATGTGATTAATAGAGTTAAAAAAGATAATGCTGCGGT